GTGTATTAATACGCTTCTCAGTCTTTTGTGCGAGTTGTTCACGAAGAATTCCTCCTTCCCAAACCCACTCTTTTCCTTCCATAATTCCAGATACAAAAGCATCAGGAGCAGAAGGATCTGCAACAATATCTGCGGCAGTTGCTAACATGAAATCTTCACCTACAACTTTGCATCCTTTGTTGTCTTCTCTAAGTGATCCGACACCACGAGAAGATACTCCAAGTGTTACACCTTCGGCGATAAGAGATTTTGCAATCTTACCCATCGGAGTTTCTAAAAGTTGTGCCTTACCAATAAAATTATTTCCCTCTTGACGAAGCGATGTAATTTTATGTGATACGCGATCTAAGTTTACTGTTGGTCCTTCAGGATGTCCCAGTTCACCAAGAGCACGACCTTTTTGTACAAAAGATTCGTTGTATCTGCCAACCTCTTTTGCAAGAGTGTTTACTGGATACATTCTACCATTACGATTTTTGATGTCACCTTGTAGGAAAACACCTTCAATATACATTTTCTTTTTAGCACCTTTTCCTTCGGTGATAAATTTGACTTGTGATACTTCTTCTGTAATTAGTTTCATCTTTCTAATTGGTAAATCCTACTTTTGCACCTAACACATCAGTTCCTGCATTTACGAAAACAACATCAGTGTAATTTTTTTCTAACAATTCTGTAGTATTCGCTAATATAGTGAAACTTCCGATAGTGGATATACCACTATTATTTTCATGAACTGATACTATTCTGTCGTTGTCAGATGGGTTTGCTAAACGAACAACTGTCGCTTCACTAAAACTAGTCGCAGCACCAACTGAGTTTGGCACGGTTATTTGTGTTCCTTTTGCAAGAATTCTTGTCATTCTTCTGGTTCCTCAAGTGTTTCTTGTTCAGTTTCAACTTCGTCAACTTCACTATCATCAAACATTGATGCACCCACATTAGAACGTTCTGCTTCAATTCTTTCAGCAGATTTTGCTAATAATACATCTTTAATTTTATCACTAATATCATTCGGAGATGAGTCAGTGACTATCAAATCTACAATTTCTTCCATTTAAACTAATATAATGTTATAAATTATTTATATCTCCATAGATTTAGTATCTTTTGCAAGTTGAGCATCAGTTACTGCAGCATCTTTTTCTAAATCTGGTTCTTGTGGAATATCTCCTAAATCACCTTGTGGCAATGGTTCTCCGGTAATTGGATCAACTGCTTCTGGATCAGGTATAATTCCATCCTTTATTTCTTGTTCTATCTGCTCATCAATTTCTATAATTTCACTATCAGTTTGACGTAATATTTTTCTTCTTACATAGTCATTTGAATAGTATTTGCCGATGTATGGTTCGATTGTTGCAAGTGTTGCTAATCTTTCATTCATCAGTTCAGATTCTTTGAGTTCTGAGAATTGATTATCATATAAGAAATCATATTGAATATGCTCTCTCATTTTTTCCCAGTCATCAGGAGTTACAATATTTTTTAGAATGAGTTGAGTCTTCAATAGATCATTGAACATCTGAGCAAATCTTTTTCTTAAACGTCCAACAAACTTTGTAAATTTAAGTTCATCTCTTAAGATTTCAGATGATCTTCCTAAGTTAAATCCACCATCAGATGCGATACGTGACTCAGGAACATTTAATGCACGATATAATTTTTTCTGGAAGTATTCAATATCTGATAACTCACCAAGATTTTGTCCACCTGGTAGAGTTGTAATCTCAGTTCCACGACCACCTTCTCTTCTTGGTAACCAAAAATCTTCCATCATGCTCATGAATTTACGATCATCACGAACTTCACCAGTTTGTGCGTTATAAACTAACTTGTTACGATAGCGATTCATCACCTCTTTGAGGTATTGTTCCGCTTTTATTTTTGGTAAATTTCCAACATCAATATAGAATATTCTTCTTTCTGGTGCTCTTGATAAACGATAGATGACAAGACTATCTTCAATCATTCTTAATTGATTCAATGCCTTGATTGCCTTATGCATGTAAGACAAAACGTTTCCACGATTACGGTCAATTAATCCTGATGTGCAATAAGTGACTGCATCTTTTGCAATTTTAATACCTTTATTACCACCTGCACTTGACATCATAGTCGTTGGGTAGTTAGGTGCAGGAGTGTAAATGTAATATTCTTCCAGTTCAGGTGTAATTACATTTGCTTCATTCTGTCGATTATTGATTTTGACATAAGGATCACCCTTATCTTTTTTCTCTTTACGGATATATCTTATCTTCAGCGAATCAATATAACGAATATCTTTCAAACCTTCCTCAGGTTTTTTCTGATCAATAACTTTTAAGTATGCTAATTTACCATCTACATACCAGTTACGGAATATTTCATGTGCTTTTCGATCAAAATCTAATATCTCTTTTATGTTCTTAAATTCTTGTCTTACTAAAGCTTTGAGTTTATCACTTGCATTTAAATTTGACAATTCAATTTCGACAGGTGAGTCATAAAGATCACTTACGATCGCTTCATTGACAACATCTTCTATAGCACTATCACACTCAGGGTGATTTGCCATTTCTCTGTATCTTCTGATTAAGTCGTGCTCATTTTTATAAACACCTTCGATGTCAACGTATTGACCATAAAAACCACTCTGTATATAATAGTCAGACCCGTCCTCATTATTCTGAGGAACGGGTGAGACTACCGAGGGCGGTGTCTTTTCTTTATCATCAACGGAGAACCCAAAAAGTCTTGCCATATTATAATTTAACTGTTATTTTATTATTTATCTGATATTTTCACCACCAGCAGAAGAACTAGTTCCCTTGAAGGCTTCCCACCAGTGAACTTGCATCTCTACGGTAAATTCTTCAATCGTATCTGTTGTCTCGTAACTTAGATCAATTGTTGAAATATTAGTTGGGAAAATGTCCCAGAATTTGTATGAACGTAGTATTGAACCGTCACGATCTAACTGGTGAACAAATGCATCTTTATGATATTCATCTGGGTCAGTTATTCCTGTGGCATCTTCTAACTTGTTAATTACATTCATCCATTTTTCCATCGCAGAGCGAATTACGAAATCTGTGTCGTTAATAACAGTGATAGTCCATGTTTCGAATGTTCTGTCTCCTGCTACTTTTAAAATACGACCTCTGAATGGTATTTCGACTGGAGCAATGGTTGATGCTGGTAGTGCAGCTGCTTTTACAAGAAATCTTGATTTCTGTAAAACATCGTTATCGATAGCGACTGCATCTGGAAATGCTAACTCAACCTCAAAGAGATTCGGTCTAGCACCTCCACCAGTTAATTTGCTTTTGAAATCACTAATCTTCCTTAGAGGAATAGTGTTAATTTGTTGACGGGATGGCATAATTGAAAACCTCTACTTTATTAAACGGAACCGATCACTTCTTCAAATGATACGCCAGTTCTTGTGGCGATGAATGTAAGACCAATAAAGTTGATTGATCTTGCAGGTTTAACAAAGATGTCTGCTATGAATTCATTGTTATCTATAACAGCAGCAGTGTTATTTGTTTCATCGCAAATGACGACATAATCTTGAATACCTCTCTTGGACTGAACATCACGTAAGAAAGGTTCAACAATATTCACAAAGTTTGCCCTTGTGATTTCATCGTTAAATTCGAATAATTGATCTTTCGCTGCAGCAGAGATACCATCTTCGAGATAGATGAATAATCTACGTACATTAATACGATCAAATGCTGATGCTTTTGCAAATCCAGTTTTATCACCGAATAATATGATTCCTGCACCAGGTGAGAAGATAACTGGATTTATTCGACTTGAATAAAGTTTATCTCTCTGTATTTTAGTGGGATTATATGGTAATTTAACCGCGTTTAGAATTGCACCTCTTGATGTACCCGCTGGTGAGAACCAAGGGAAATCATTGATGTCAGTTCTTGCACATGCTCCAGCGATATCTCCATTGAGTGGAATATATCTGAAGGTATTATTAAACCTATCATACATGTATTTGTACCCACTGTCAAATACTGCGAAGGTAGTTGAACTTATTGTGTCATAAAACTCAACAACATTATCAGTTATTGTTGAATCGCTGTAAACTGTTACCGCTGTATCATCAGATGTATCTGATAGGATGCGATCTCTTGATGGTGAAATGAATGCGACTGCATCCTTTCTGAGTTCTGCAACTGTAATTAATTTTTCAGCAAGTGCTCTTGTGCGATCCTGCCCATACTTTCCAGAACCCATCAATAAGAAGTCTACATCAACTGTTGTGTCATTTTCAAACTCTCCATAACCACCGATTAGATCATCAAGTCCTGAATCTAATGCACCAGTTGTTGTTAAATCAGTCTTACCACCGTAGTTTAAACCACCTGATAATACTAAATCTTGCTTTCCTGAACTATTGAAAATAATTCCTTCAGCATCCTGATCCCATCCACCATCTGCAAATGGTGTTGCTGTTGTGCCTGGTGCGAATCCGGTTGCGAGTGTACCGATACCAGCACCACCTCCTCCAAAGATATACTCTGAAGTATTATAAAGGTATTTTCTCCAATATGATGGTGAACCTACTGAGAATTCAGCGTCTTTTGCTTTTGATAGATTTAAATGCTTCTCAAGAATTGTTCCAGCGTTACCAGTGACTGTTCCTTTCGCATCAATTACAACCACATGAACTTCATCAAAACGACCACCTCTTGCAGCAGCATAGGATGAAGTACCTGGTTTGTCAGCGATTGTATTCCACTTAATAGTGCTTAGAGATGTTGTACCACCAGAAGTAGCAGTTGAAATTGCCAATGTCTGATTGTCAAACCAATTTTGAACTGTGGCAACTTGTGCCATTGTACCCACACCAACCGCAGCGGATAGTGTATTGATACCTACAAAAGTTAGAGCACCATCATCTGTTGTTAATGTTGCTGCAGCATCTGTTGTTCTAAATTTAAATGTGCTGTCAAAGTCTTTTGGAAACTCAGTTCCTGCTGCAGATACGTGACTTAAAAATTTGACTTCTAAATTTGTTGGATTAACTTGAGTAACAACTCCCTTAAAGTGTCCATCAAGATATTCAGTTAAACCTGCACCAACTTGTTGTACAGTTAAACTTGGAACTTTTTGTGTTACTGCTGTACCAACTCTAATTGTTGTTGTACCTGCTCCACTGATTGCAGCGTTAAATGCAGTTACATCAAAGTTTAGCACTTGGTCTGCTTTATTATCAATGATTGCAACTCGAATATCATTTGTCCATGTTCCAGGATTTCTACCAGCAACAGTTACGTTTGATATTGTGTTTTCATCATACCCTAACTCTTTATAATGATCTGTGCTCTTAATCTTTAAGTTTGATGCTGTACCGGAGAAACCATTCTTTAATCCAGAATCATCTGCTCTGATTACACTAAGCACTCCACCATAAGATAGGTAAGATGATCCTACCATCCAAGTTTCGTAGTGTTTGTCTGTTTCAAATGGTCTTCCAAACTGATCAACATATTCATTTTC